ATCTTCATCTGTCCGATGCCTCGGTCGATCTGATCGCCGAAGGCTTTGATGCCGCGTTACGTATTGCCGCATTGCCGGACTCTTCGCTCGTAGCGCGCAGGCTCTGTGCCGTGACGCAATATCTGGTGGCCTCACCGGCGTATCTCGCTGAGCAAGGTGTACCGCAGCATCCTCGTGAACTCACTTCCCGGCAGTGCTTCAGTTATGCCTATCGTGCCAGAAGCCAGGTATGGCGCTTTACGCATGATTCCGGCGCGCAGGAAGATATTGTCCCAAGCGGACCGCTGCGCGTGACCAACTCTGACGCACTGCTGCCGCCCCTGCTGGCGGGCTTGGGGATTGCGGAACTGCCAGAATTTATGGCCGCGGAGTATCTGAAAGATGGCCGCCTGATACATCTGCTGGATGAGTGGTCAATGACACAAGGCGGGCTCTATTTTGTCACCCCCACTTCGCGCAGCCGGCCGTTAAAGGTCAAGGTGCTGTCAGACTTCTTCGCCAGACATCTCAGTGAACCTGAATGGCGCTGGTCTAAGTGACGCCCGTCTTCATTTCATTTATGAAATGATGTCTTTCATTCTTTGCTGTTTTGATCGCTATTAGTTTTCATTATTGTTGCTTCACGCCACCGACAGTCGTCCGGCACTGAAAACAGGAGCACTCTAATCATGAAAACTGCCGTTCAATTACTCCAGAACTACCTGGACAGTATCCAGGATCCTGAAGCCGCCGCGGCTCTTTTTGCCGCAGATGGCGTGCTGGAACTGCCCTATCTGCAAACGCTCGGCCTGCCGCACAGAGTGCAGGGGCCGGCTGAAATCGAACGCTTTATCGACGGACTACTGGTGAAAATCCCGAATTTCCGCTTCCGTAATATCCAGTTCTTTATCGATACCCCAACACAGGCCTTCGGCGAATACAGCGTTGAAGCCGAACTGGCGGGCACCGTTCGGGTATACAAGCAGACCTATGCCGGAAGGTTGGTCGCTGAAGAGGGAAAAATCAAACTGCTGCGGGAGTCGCTGGATACCTTCGCCGCATGGCGTGCATTCGGTGGCGAGGAGTCCGCCTGAAGCGATTTTTTCATTCGATAAAAATAACTGGAGATAAAAAAATGAGTATCAACCCAGCTGACACACGCATTTCTTCTGCGGGCGATCATGACAAAACCCAACCGACTGAAATTATCATCAGTGCTTACTATCGCGTACACCCTGATGACCGCAAAATCTTCATCGATACGGTAAAACCGGAAATGCAGGCAGCACAGCAGCTGCCTGGCTGTGTGTTTTATGCCTTCTCTCAGGACCTGGTAAATCCGAATGCTTTTCATCTGTCAGAGGGCTGGGCGGACATTGAAGCCTATGAGCGACACGAGCATTCAGAGACATTCCTGAAAGCACTGGCGACCGTGGTCAAATTTGTCCGCATTCTTAATCGTGAAGGTATTCGCTACGACGTGGCGAAACAGCACATTGATGATCCGCGAGGCAAGGTGTCGGCCTGATTGTCAGGACTGAGTCTGCTGGTGAGACGTTGCTCAGCATTAATGGAAACAAGTGCGAATGTCCGCTGTTCGCTCATAGCGGACCTGACGCGCGCGTCCGCTTCGTGCCATAAGCGGACATAACGTACTGATTATCTAGTTTCCATGTATTGTTAAAAGTCAGAACTTAACTAATAAGGAGCGAGAGTTGTCACGCGATATCGGTATTTACATAGTTAAAAAAAGACTCCCCTCTACTTATCTCCTCAGAGATTCAATCATTCATTCAGGGTTTCCCTGCGTACTGGATGACGAATTTGATCCTTTAACGTTCAGCGGCTTCTTACCTTGCCCTGTTAATGGTTCAATTTCAGGCTTCGAGTATTATGTACATGAAGTGGATGATGATGAACTTAAAGAGTTAAATGCTACCTTCGTACCTGATTTAGCTATTATTTTATCAACAGGCAGATATGAACTTGAGTGGATTTCTGCTGTAGCGACAGCATCCTGTATTGCAAGTCTTGCAGGAGGGCTTGTAGTTGACTATTTAACCGGCAATCAATACTTTGCTGATGATGCGGTTAAATGGGCTAAAGCTGAGGTGTCGAAAATACAATAGTAGACTGATAAGGTTCAGTCTTTAGTAACCTGCTAACGCCAGTCAATTGTATCTTTTGTTTGCGGCATGACATGTGGGGTGCTCTTGAATTTATCATACTACAAAGTCCGCTTCTCGCTCATAGCGGACCTTTAACGCTGTAGCAGATCTCACGGCTTTCAAAATCAGCCCCGGCATTACGCTCTTCTCACGTCCCTCTGAATCCTTCCGGAATCGGATAATTCATATCTGTCACCAGCGTGCAGTCCCGCCTTGCGCTTCGTCGCTTAGGTAATTTTTGTCTCTGAGTTTTCATGGAGCGAGCCAGTTTCATTTCCCATTGAATCTGGTTGTAAGCCGCTCCATCGGCCACCCAAAAGGTGACAAAGTCTGCAAGACTGGCCTTGTCTGGAGGGCCTGAAAGTTCTATGCCGATTTTTCGCGCTGTGCCGCGCAAGCCCGATGAAGGCCGCCATCCTTCGAACATGACGAATTTAGCTGCTCCACGCCCTGCCGTATTGCTGTTCTGGCAAGCCAGTTGGCTTTCACACTCACGGAACTCACCAGAATTCATTGAGATAAGATTTTTTTTACGCTCACTGGCATCAGGCAGACTCAAATCCTGTTGAAGCGCTTGGTTAGGCCTGTTTTTCTGCTCTGGCGCTGGAGGGCCTGAAGCTAATCGCACGCCTGGGTTCTGTCCCTCTCCGGTTGGCAAGTACGTGTCACTGCACTCAGGAGTCGGAGTCGGAGTCGGAGTCGGAGCCGTGGCAAAGTTATCCACAGATTCAAATTTGCTGCTCGCTGTGTGTGTGTTGTTTTTAGGTTCAATGACTGGTTCAAAAGAGTGACTGGTTATGGGGGCAGCTCCTGACCCACCCCCTGGGGCAGCTCCTGACCCACCCCCGGTCAGCTCCTGACCCACCCCGGTCAAATCCTGCCCTACCCCCTCTTCCTGTACATGCCCGCCCCTTTCTGGCGATTTCTTCCTTGCGACTTTATGCTCAGGGATGTTTAAGACTGGCTTATCCAGGGTCAGATAAAACAGATTCGACTGATTAAGTACTCCATTTTTACGGAACTCTCTGCGCACCAGGCCCATATCCTCAAGCGCTTTAATATGGCTCTTCACAGTTGAACGGCCAATTTCACACTGATCAGCAATATGCTTATAAGAAGGCCAGCATTCGCCTTTATCGTTAGCGTTGTCTGCAAGTTTTAACAGTACTAACTTCCGGATGGGGTTACCTACCCGTATGCTCATAGCCTGAGCCATAAGTGACATGCTCATAAAACAGCCCTGTAAGTGTCGGTTTTAATCAGATGCTGTTATCAACACCATCAGATTGCTTCTTCCTCGTGCGATCTAGTTCACACTCGGCGTATCTAATGGCCACGGTCATGAGCCAACGATACTGATCGAGCGACACTTTCATCTCCCCATTGAGAACAAAATCCTCTACACCACTGGCGGCCAGTGTTTCCATGATCTCGGGATACTTTTCTGTACGCCTCAGGATGGTCGAGTCTGCGACTTTGAGGCGTCTAGCCACTTCTGTTTGCCGAGTGCTGAGGAGAGCTTTATGAGCCATGTAAAGAAGATGCTTCCCTACTGGGGACATCGGATAGGATTTGCGCGCTATTGCAGTTTTCATGAAATATCATCCGGTATTATTCAATGAAACAAGACTGACGAAATGAGATTCAGAAAACACAACCGCTATCATCTCATTGATTTCAAAGTAAATTCAGCCATACCATCTAGTGCATGCGGATAGTCTGAAGAATTAAGCTCATGCGGAGTTACCTGCCAATTTGTAGTTTGAGACCATTTTATGGCTGCACTACCGCGTAATTTGCTTTTACCTGTTATTACCTGACTTACATAACCTTGGCTGACGCCAACTAGCGATGCAAATTGACACTGCGTAAGGGCATTTTTTTGGAGGTATTCATTAAGGTTCATACATCAGCTCCAGTGAGAATCCGCCTGATATTAGTACTGCTAATTCAAAAAATCAATAGTTACACTATTTGAAAGGATTAGTAGCACGAATAACAATGGATTACATAAATCTATCTAACAGAGTATTTACTAGTAGCAAAATGAAAAATGAAGACGAGGCGTTAACCGCACAGCGGTTAAGTAAGATTTGGGCTGCGAAAAAAGATGCCTTGGGATTAAGCCAGGAGAAGGCTGCTGCGATTATGGGATTCAAAACTCAAGCTGCAATCAGTCAATTTTTAAACGGTAAAGTACCTGTTAACATTGAAAATGTACTTAAATTTGCAGCGTTACTGAAAGTCGCACCCGAAGAGATCGATCCGTCTGTTGGACCTCTCTTAGAACCTATCAGGCAAGCTGTTAACGTAACAAACTCGATTAACGATGCTGATGTCGTCCATTTACCAGTTTTTAATAATGATGAGGTATTAAAATTCATCAGAACTGGCATGATTCCATCAGAGGTACCATTTGTTCCAATCGCAAAAACGATAAGGACAGGATCTTTTTGGCTTATAGTTTCCGGGCATTCGATGACGGCTCCACAAGGAGTTATACCAAGCTTTCCAGAAGGAATACTCATTCTTATTGAGCCGGCAAGTGAAGTGAAGTTAGGTGAATTTTGCATCGCCACATTAGCAAATGAAAGCCAAATAACTTTCAAAAAATATGACCATGATGCAGGAGTCTCATATCTTTTACCTCTGAATGCTGCTTATCGCACCCTCAGATGTGATGAATCAACAAAAATTTTAGGCAGAGTGGTGCACGCTCAATGGCCTGATCATGTCTTCAACGCCCCCTGACATAATCTCTATTACACCTGATTCAACCAGCTCAAGCATAGAAAACTGATGCTTGAGCTTTTTTTTTACATCAATATAAGCAACACTATTGACGATATAAATTAGTAATACTATTATCCCCTCAAGGTCTTAACATTGCTAAGCGGTAAGCCTTACGTTGCTTAGGACCACTTTAATGACCGACGCTGTATATCGTCGGGCTCAAGCAAACGGACCGCTTGAGTTGAACGGCACGGAATTGTCGGGCGGGGGGAGTGCAGGAGCGCGAGACCCCGAAGTGGCAAAACCCACCTTCATCTCAGCAAACGAGATGGCATTGTCTAGTGCCATTCCCTTTGTTGACGGAGGTTTTATGAAGAAGAACAAAGTGAAATGCCCGCTGTGTGGGGTTTACTTCGATCCGCGTTTACCCTATCAGCACATCAAACAACATCATGAGCATGCCAGTGACCACGAGCTTACCCGTATACGGGATGCGAGACGTCATTGCTTTGGCGAGCAAAAGCCAGTCAAAGAAGTGTCGGCGAGTTTATTGCCCGCCACCACGATATTGAAACGCCCATCACATCAGAAAATCACAGCGCGCTGAAGAAGCACCGCTAACATGTGACTAAAGGTGAAACTGCGGTGCCGGTTAAAAGACATTCAAAATAAAAACACATTTTCAGATAAATGAATTCGGCATCTTTTAGAGTTAACACTACAGCGTAATCCAAAGGGCAGTAGTAATCCTGTAACTGGTGCGGAGCCACCCAGACCGGCTCAATGACTGGCTTACAAAGCAGATCTTTTGCACAAATCCCGCCTTGTGCGGGATTTTTTTTAGCCCGATTAAACCCTTTTAATTCCGACTATCTTCGCAACATCCCATTTTCAACAGTAATAACGCATCCGGAGGTACTTTGATGAATATCCATCGATGAACTGTCATCAATCAATTTCATGAGGAAATAAACATTGGAAAATCGTGAAGCAGCTGTCTGCCTTTTACAGGGCATCGAGAACGTCGAGATTTCAGCATATTCAATGCTACGGTGTCTGGAAAAGTTTCAGCAAATGGGTCATGTGAGTCAGGCTGAAATCGACAAGGTTTCAAGCGCCCTGCTGGAAGCCATCAATAAAATCATGCAGGACATCGCAGAACCAGTCCTGAAAAAACATCCGGATTTGGTACAACGTTGTACTTCATGTTCAGCTGAAGCTGACTCTAAAAAATCCTGTGAAAGTTAAACCAGCCTGTACATGCTGAGCATATAAACAAACCCCGCCCAGGCGGGGTTTTATATTTGTTAAGCAGAGACACGTTTGAAAACATAACACCCAAGTTTGATAAAAGATGAAGCCACCGGTTACGAATGCTTCATGTAATCATTCCGTTTGACCGGCCACAGATTAAACCTAACAAGGGACACTCAACATGAAACATCGCCAGGCAGCATTACATGTAATGAAATACATGACCGATGTCGACAAATTATGCGGCAGTTTAATGGTTGACTTAACAAAATGCATGGATGATGGCCATCTATGCGAGGCGGAGTTAAGGCATATCAATAACACCTTGTTTTCTGTACTTACGACGCTACACAGTGAAATGTTCGAAAAAGTCATAGAGGAGCACCCTGACCTCGCCCCGCGCTGTAATGAATGCTGTGGTGGAGGGTCTTGTAACGCTGAAAGCCCTGAAGCTGAGAATTAACATAAATCTGAACATCAGTTCTGACACATGAAATCGAAGGAAAGCCGCATTACGCGGCTTTCCTTTTTTTAATGAGGCTACTAATGAAAGAATTCACATACCCTAAGCATATAAGATACAAAGCCGACACCCTGTTAAAAAAGTATCGTAATCATGAAATCTGCCCCAGAAAAACATACAGGCGGCGTTACCTGACAATAAATGTCACACCTGGCTGGCGATTATTATCAAGGGATGAGGGAAAGACATGGCAGTTATTAACTCACGCAGACTATGACAAAGCCCTATAAACAACAGAAATCACAAGCAGGTATCGGATGAAACCTGAATTAATTAACAACATGTAGAAATTCACATTAATTATTGTCAACACCCTGCTCTTCCGAAAAAGACATGAAGAGATAAGCACATCTGTAAAACAGACACCTTTTTAAAGGTTAATCAAGAGGTACTGACTAATGTCACCAAATAATATCAGGAGTGAGCACCTAACACTCCGGCCTTTCCACGCTATTACGTCCATTGAGTTCGCTAAAGAAAATATACTAACCGGCGCAAGTTTTATTGCCTCACCTGTTCCGGCACTACCACCCCAGCCTCCCCTGCCATTACTGCAGAAAGGTATTGACCGTGTAATTGAAATTATTTTGCGGGAGGGAAAATCATGATGCCATTTGTACAACTTGAGCGTCATAAAGAACTTCTGGATGCAGAAGAGCAGTTCATTATCGAAAAAGAACAGTGGATTGATGACGAAACACAACGGCTTCTTCAGTTCTTCCCCGACAGCCTGCACGACTTCCGGCACTGGCGGCTCCATCCGGAGGTCCTGAAATGTTGCAGTGGGCTAAAAACCGATGAACCTTACGACGATTTTATCTGGCAGCTGGCCCACCTGCAGGCAACAGAAAATTATGACCTTCAGGTATTACTGAAATGGGAGGATCCTGCCTGATGAAACCGGGTATTTATCATGGCCTCAGTAACGAGGCCTATCATTCAGGGCCGGGCGTGAGCAAATCACAGCTGGATGATATCGCCATCGACCCCTCTTTCTTCCTCTGGCGTGCGAATGCACCTGTAGATGAAGAAAAGAAATCAGCGATTAATATGGGCAGCGCCCTGCACTGCCTGCTCCTTGAACCTGAGGAGTTCGACAAAAGATTCATCACAGCCCCAGAGTTCAACCGAAGAACCCTTCAGGGTAAAGAAGATGAGAAAGCGTTTTTACTCTCAGCCAGTCAAATGGGCATCACAGTGCTGGACGCAGAGCAAATCCGCAAGCTCAGCCTTATGCAAAAGAGCGTACTGGCGCACCATGGTGCCCGCTTTCTACTTGAAGCAGAGGGATATTGTGAGTCCTCCCTGTACTGGAGCGACGAAGAAACCAGTGAACTCTGCCGCATCAGGCCTGATAAATTTTTGACTAACAGACCCACCATCGTGGATATCAAAAAAATCTGCGATATGTCGCGCTTTTCTCGCCACATTGAGGAGTTTCGTTATCACGTTCAGGATGCATTTTATCGTGAGGGGTACCTGAAACACTTCGGTGAGTATCCCGAGTTTGTTTTTATCGCTGTAAGCGAAAGCGTCGATTGTGGCCGTTATCCCGTACATACCTATCGCCTGACCGAACATGATATTGCGGTTGGTCAGGCGCTATTTCGTCAGAACCTCAATACCTACCATCAGTGCCGTACCAGCAACAACTGGGGTGGTATTGAAGAAATCAGCCGCCCTGAATGGGCCCGAAAAAAGGACAACCTGTATGTTTGATAAACTGAGTTCCCAGACAGAATCCGCGCCTGCCCTGGCCGGGACAGCCGCCACCATTTTCAGCCCCGATGCCCTGGATAAGCTGCTGCGCTTTGCTGAAGTGATGGCGACCGGCAGAGTGACCGTTCCTGCACATCTGGCGGGTAAGCCCGCTGACTGTCTGGCGGTCACCATGCAGGCAGCCCAGTGGGGAATGAATCCTTTCGCCGTCGCGCAGAAAACCCATACCATCAATGGTACGCTCGGTTACGAAGCTCAGCTCGTAAATGCGATTGTGACCACCATGGCACCAACCCGTGATCGTCTTCATTACGAGTGGTTTGGGGCGTGGGATAACGTTATCGGGAATTTCACAGAGAAAACCTCCCAGAAAGGTCACAAATACATTGCCCCTGCCTGGAATCTTGCAGATGAAGCGGGTTGCGGTGTGCGTGTATGGGCAACCATGAAGGGGGAAGATGAACCCCGCACGCTTGAGTTGATGCTGTCTCAGGCACAGGTTCGTAACTCTACCCTGTGGGCAAGTGATCCAAAGCAGCAGCTCGCCTACCTGGCGGTAAAACGCTGGGCCCGTCTTCACTGTCCGGATGTCATCCTCGGTGTGTATACCCCCGATGAACTTGAGCAAGTCACCTTTAAAGAACGGGATGTGACGCCAAAACACCCTGATGACCTCAACACACTGATTAACCAGAACGTCAACGGTTTGAATATTTCCGGGGAGGTAATTAATCCCGAAGTCATTTCGAGCGACATAAATACTGAACGCAAATCAGAATCTGATGCGACTGAAGTAAATTCCTCTGCCCCCCTTAACCATTCAGATAAGTCGTCGTGTGATGGAGGCCTCGCCAAAGCGTCAGTAACCCCAGAATCATCAAAACGCCGGAGAACGCATGATGAATTACTTGCAGACTTCAGTGAGGCAGCAATGAAATCAGCCTCTGTCGATGAACTGGCGAGATGTTATGCCTACGTAAGCAAAGTACTTGCACACCAGCCTTTGCATACTGAAAAAGCTACCGAAGTCTTTCTGATCAGAAAAGCCGAGCTTGATGAAGCGGCTTCTCGTTTAAAATAAGAGGTTGTTATGGATACTCGCCATGTTATTCCTCGCCGTATCAGAATTATCAGGTATTACGCCGTTGCCGAAGCAGCGGCACGATCTGAACGTGCAGGACAATACTTCCACGCAGCGAAATTATGGAGAAGTGCAACATTCCTCGCACTTAATAACGCAAACCGTATATGGGCGGAAAACAGGTGCGACTTTTGCCTGAGAGTTTTACATAATGGCTGGTCTGATGAACATGCCAACGAATGAATTCACACGTCGCACAATTTTCAGATAGTCATTATTCTGACTTCACGCCTCATAATATGAATGCTAATTTCCCCCCGCAATGTGAATACGACGTTTCGTCAACAATTCATCACTGGCATGACAATTAATTTACGAGGTAGAAATGAAAGAAACACTCATGATGCACATTGAAAAACTTCTAAAGCAGGAGCTTTCTAATCCATTTGAAAAAATGATTTATGGCATAGCAAAGCTATCATTAATTGCAAAACCAGCAGCATGGGGCGTCAGGCGCGTACACAATGATGACATGTTATATTTAGAACACAAAGGAGCATTAAATTTCCTGAAAAATCATGGCACGGATGCCGATTATATTTATCCATTATATACAGCATTTAAACTGGACACGGAAACGGATGTGAGCACCAATAAGGTTAATTTGTAAATTTTTTACGCAGCCTCAATTGAGGATAAGATTGAGGAAAATTTTTCACTAATAACCCGACTTAGCAAAAACTCCACATGCATCTTATAGGAATTCCAGCATGTTTGCCATTGTGAAAAGAACAGTCTATTCGCCTGTTAGAAATAGAATTTTACCCTATATGGCTTTAGCATCATTTTTTTCATTCGCCCTTCCCTCTTTCGCCAGTAATGTTAGCTGGGAATTATATTTTACAACAGATAAACCATTAAAAGAGAGAATTGAAGATAATAAAAATGACATTTCATCAAACAAGAAAAAAATCAATGAAAGCCGCATTGATATTAAAAACCATGCAGACCAATTAAAACAACACCAGGCGAATATTCATAATAATGAAAGGAGAACCATTGATAATGAAACCAAAATAAATCAAAACCGGTCTGAGATCCAGACAAGCGCTCAGGACATCCTGAAAAATCGTGAAGATATCTCAAGTGCTAACGGGTTGATTTTTGATAATACACAAAGGATTAATGAACTTAACCAGCAGTACCATCAGTTTGAAAAGAAAACCACGTCTAAATTTGACGCTATTGATAAACGCATTGGAGAAAATCATCATAAAGCCATGGCTGGGATCAGTTCAGCAATGGCAATGTCAGCCATTCCTTTTATTGAGGGGCAGCAATTTAGTATAGGCATGGGTGCTGGTTCCTACGGTGGGCAGGGAGCGACTGCTTTGGGGACTAAATTCCGAATAAACCAACAAATTAATACGAGTGCTTTTGCAAGTCTGGATAGTACAGGAAATCTTGGGGTAGCAGCCGGCATTTCATATGGATGGTGATGGATCAACTAAAACCCCTTCCTATGGATGGGGTTTATTGTTGAATAGGCCTTATCCCATGAACGATGTATCATCTGCCTCAGGACCTTTAATATTTATGCTAAATCTGTTTAAACTTTAGTCAAAGACGGTACTTAGAGCGTCACCGGCAACTGAAGAAAAATCGCGGAGCTCAGGCTCCCTTACCTTGGGATAGTAAACTGCTGACTGGCTGCAAACTGTCGCGAAGCTAAAGTTCGTTCCACATGGTCACCTGAAAACTGAGTAAATATGGCGACAGCGGCACTGGCAGCGCTGATATGATTGACTTGTGCGGCTCACACGTTATCTGATGATCAGCACCGTAGCGCCGAAGGCAACGTCATGCCACGGGATCATCAATCTCTTCTACCAGCTCTCGCCCCTGATTATGGATATTCCCAACTTTATTGCTCACCGGATGCCAGGCAAAATCTTTCTCCGGTACCGCCGCGTCATTGGCAATTTCCTGCGCACGCTCAGGTGTTGTTTCTTCGCTCAGCCATTCCCGCACCGCATCAGCAGTCAGTACCAGTGGGCGCCGGTCATGGATATCGACCATCCCTTTGTTGCTTGATGACGTGACGATGACAAAGCCCTCTTTATCGTGGTCTTTACCATACGGGGCTTTACCGATGGCGGCGAAGAACAGTGGTGTTTTTTTCTTATTGTAAATGAAGTATGGCTGCTTATTTTTTCCCGTCCTTCTTCCATTCATACCAGCCATCAGCCGGCACAATGGCGCGGCCGTGATTCCACAGTGGTTTGAACATGCGCCCGGTGGCAGCGGTTTCGCCGCGGGCATTGATGAGAGGTTGTTTATCCCACCATTCAGGACCGTAGCCCCAGTAAACCGGATCGAGATGCAGCTTATCGTCACGTTCGTTGAGCAATAGCACCTTCGTGCCGGGGGCAACGTTAAAGCGCCCTATCGGCTCATGGTCATACTGGATTTCGTCAGCCTTCAGGCCTAGCGATTCAAAGTATTCATCTCTGCTGCTGTACTGCGCGAATCGTCCACACATATGCACCTCCTGTTTTAAGGATAGGCGGTATAATCTGCTCAGGAGGAAACATGAAAATTGAATTAGATGAAAACGGATTTACGCCTGACGGAAAATGGAGGCTTGTACCGGTGGAGCCATCACAAGAGCAGCGTCTTGCCAGTAAGCGCTACAAGGCAAAAACAAAGTTGACTACAGGTCCCGGATTCTATCGCGCTATGGTTAATGCTTCTCCCAATCCTGAAGCGTAAAACTCTCTCAGGAGGACAACATCATGTCTCACAATTTGGCAGCACGCAGCAGAGAAGAACGCGACAGGATTAACGTCGATTTAGCCGCGTCCGGAGTGGCTTACAAGGAGCGCATGAATCTGCCGGTTATCGCTATAGAAGTTAAGATGCAGCAACCGGAGAAGCTTAAGGAATACTTTCATGAGCGTCAGCAGCATTTCAGGAATGTCGCTCTACAGTTTCCGCGTGGCAGTGACACGGCTTATCAGAAGGATGCGGATAAATGACGATCGTCTTTGTACCTTCACTTATTGCCTTGCTGCTATCTAAAGCGGATGAGAAAGGCTCGCCTCTAACTGAGTTGGAGGTATTAGATATCAGGGATAACGCCACCGCCATCTCCATGGACGCTGAAGCGGCTTTGAGTATGTCAGAGAGTCGTGGCTACAGGGATATCGACCCAGAAAACTGCTGGGCAGAATGGTTAGCTTTCATGAGTGAAGGCTAAAGTTTTACCAACAGGAGTCGATGAAACTTCCACGGGGATCGGACCCGGTATATATGAAGGATGAAAAATAAGCTTTGAAATGGATTTTATTTACTGGAGCATTTCTCTCGATGTCTGCAGCAGCGGACGACAAAGCATTCGGAACGCCAGAAACTCGTTGTTTGAATGACCATACAATTCCCTTCATTAATTCATCCATACCCGCTAAGAAAGTTGTGGATGATGCCTACGTACAGTGCAAACCTGAACTTGATCAATGGATGAAATTGCAAGAGCCGCTACCTGATGACATGAAAAACAGCATGCGCAAAGAGTTGTATGACTTTTACATCAGGATGATTGAAATACGAAGAAAGTATGAAGCCAGTAAAACCGTAAAAACCGCCCAATGAGGCGGTTTTTTATTGCCTACAGGAAATCGAAATGACACATCCAGATCCGATAGATGCAGCATCAGAACTTGAGCTTCAGATGATTGAATTAGCGCTAGCTTATCGGCCGCGTGTGACGGCAACGTTCACCGGTAAATGCCTCTGGTGTGATGAGCCAATCGACAAGGGCCATTATTGTGACCCCGAATGCCGCAGCGATCATGAGAAGGAACTTCGCGCAATTAAGCACAGGAGAGCAAATGAAAATTAGTTCCCTGAAACCTGGTGATACGGCCTACCAGCTGTATCGGCATAAGATGGGTAATACAACCATCAGCACACTATCTGTTTGGCGGATTAGCGTGAAAGAAGTATACGAGGATCACGTTATCGCCTCGGTTAATGGGAATGCACCCCGTAAATATCGGGAGCGTGATGTAGCAAAATGGAAGAAAAAGGAGCCGGTACTGATTCGCAGTCGTATGGGTTACTCCCGCCTCGCTACAAATGCCGAGAAAGAAGCACTGAAATCCGGGTAGTCAATAAACATCGATAATTATTATCGCGCTTTGCGTGCGAATTTTCATTCATCAACTCTTAAAACCAGACATCATTTTTCAGAATATTTTTCCTAATTGATACTTTAAAGAAATGACTCTTCCACTTCGTGGTAACCGATTAAATTTTTAACCGGAGAATATAATGTCTCGCATGATTAAGTTATCTGCCTGGGCGGAAGAGGAATTCGGCAATCCGATTCCGGGCTCCGCTACACTCAGCAAATATGCCAGGAATGGAATGATATTTCCGCCTCCGGTAAAAGTTGGGAATATCTGGCGCGTTGAACGCTCTGCGCGATTCATAGGTGCACAGTCCCGTCCTGAAATCAGACAAAGTGATAATGAGCGACTTAAAAGGATTTTAGAAGATGGCCAGACCTCGTAAGTATAATGTAGTGATTCCCAACCTCTCCTGCTTCACTGATGCCAGAACAAAACGGGTTTACTGGCGATACAAACACCCCGTCACAGGTAAATTCCACGGTTTAGGCACTAATGAAGCTGAAGCTAAAGCCATTGCCATTGAGGCGAATACGAGAATATCTGAAAACCAGATGCGCCAGCTCATCAAAGCGAGAGATAAGCTGGCTGAAAGCCTGAATAAGTCGATTACAGTTACAGCCTGGTCAGAAAAATATCTCCAGCTGCAGACGCGACGCGTAAGGTCAGGAGAGTTAAAAACGAAGACGATTCAGCAAAAGAAACTGGTACTCGACATTCTGGTACCAGAAATCGGTATTAAGCCTCTTGATGAAGTAACTGTAAAAGACATCAACGCATTGATGGAGCCATACCTCGACCGAAATAAAAACAGTATGGCGCTTCTTGTAAGGACGATGTGTATTGATTTTTTTAAGGAAGCGCAACGGGCAGGTGAAGTCAGCCCGGGCTTCAACCCCGCGTTATCAACCCGTACACCTAGAGCAAAAGTTAAAAGAGCCAGGCTTGATTTACCTACCTGGAAAATAATTTATGCCCATGCCGAAAAACCGCGATATATGCAGCGTGCAATGCTCCTGGCTTTGGTAACCGGACAACGTATCAGTGACATATCAAAAATGCGGTTTTCCGATGTGTGGGATGACCATCTGCACATCGTTCAGCAAAAAACAGGCGCACGAATTGCACTGCCACTTTCACTACACTGCAATGCGCTAGGTACTAGCTTGCGCGAAATCATCGGGCAATGTCGTGACAGAATTCTGAGTTCCTACCTGCTTCATCATCGCGATGATAAAGGGCCCTCTAAAAGAGGGGAACAGGTTAAGCCACACTCTTTGCGAGATAATTTTCGTCTGGCTAGAGAAGCGTCAGGATTATTTTGGGAGGAAGGTCAGGCCCCCTCTTTCCATGAGCAGCGCTCCCTGTCTGAGCGGCTTTACAGAGCTCAGGGGATCGACACGCAGACACTTCTCGGCCACTCCACTCAGGCAATGACTGACAAATATAACGATGAGCGAAGCAGCGAATGGAAGAAGCTTGTTTTTTGAAGAACCATCGCGCTTAGTTTCACGCATTAACGATTGTCTGTTATGTGCGGAGACCTGACGTTCCTACCCTAAAGGGAATGCCTGCGCTTCCACTCATCAACTACATCACCCAGATTTTTTGGTACGTCATTTCGTATCCAGATCATAAACTCGCGATCAAAACGGAAATCTGCACCGCACTCATCAACCATGAAACGGCGAACGTTTTGTGTGTTTTTGTAGTCTTTATCCACGATTGTATAACGTGTTAATGAAGAACTATGCCAGTCGATCTTCACCTGTTAACTCCTGTTTTAAACAAACGATAGCAGCGTTCAAATTTAACTGCTGACGTTGAAATGCCCGCTTTTGGCACCAAGTCGTCGGCAACGAGGTAATCAGAGGCGTTAATCTAGAGAGGAAACAACCACTGTGGCGGCACCTCATGAAGATAATGCATGGA